CATCAAATAAATTATCATATTCATGTAAGAAGGATTGAAACCTATAGCTTTTTATTGTTTGAGAATAATCTATATCTTCATTTACTTTATAGATTTCGACATCATTAGCTGAGGGGCAGATTGTAAATGTATATTGACCGCTTAATCCGGGAAAAGTTCCACCGATGATACCACTCTCTGCCTCATCCTGAGTCGGACAAAAGGTTTCTACGGAGTTTACTTTTCCAGACACATCTAATGTCCATGTACCAGCACTAAGTGGATCAATATTAACATATAAAAAACTACTTAATTCAGTTTTACTAGTACTTGTATTATATGGGAATTTATTAGTACTAATACTGCTTATGTTAGCTGTATGAACGTCACCTCCGCTCGTCCATTGCGCGTAAAATGTATAATCATCAGTACTATTTTCGCTTATATCTGTTTGTGTATCGGTCCAGTTAAATATTGGGTGGTTTTTTAAAATATTCTTTTTATCGTCACTTAATGCTATAAATATTTGAAATTTATCACCTTGTCTTTTATATTGTATAGCGGACATTTCTTTCATTCCAGTTGAAGTAAAAGAAAGCTCAGTCGGGGCGCTGCTAAATACCTTTATTGGGACACCAGCTCTTCCAGTACCACTTAAAGCTAAAGCGCCTGCATAATTAGTCTCTAAATAATTTCTTTCGGAATTGTTTATATCGGTAGTTATGCTGTCGACGTAAAAATCTTTTAATTTATGCTTACTTAAGTCCAATCGAATTATTAAATTAACACCTTGATCCGGTGTCTCATAATTAGGGATATCATCATAATAATAAATTGATTTACGAGCATCAGGTCTTGCTACTGTATAGTGAGTGTATGGTATAGCATCACCTTTAGCTATCCAATCACTATCTAACTCCATTCGCCATTCATCACCATATGGTGCAGGATATGTACTAGAGTATAATAAAAATTTATCTGTTTGCGCAAGAGCAGTTATAGGAGCAACTTTATTGTCATCACTTACAAAATAATAATGAGGATTTAAATCATATTTTACACCATCAACATTATTTATTATATTTAAATCTTCATCGTAAATAGCATTAAACGGAACTAAGTGTGCATATTTATTGTTAGTGTCATATGGTTTTGCTTTACTACCACTTACAGTAAAAAACACAGTTTGTGGATCATTCGGATCTGGTACATCTTGCCAGGATGCTGTAATACCGAGCCCTAAAGGATTAACACCTAATACAGGTTTTTGACTAGCGAAAATAGATATAGGTACTTCACTATTATCTCGCTGTATTGTTTGACTCGAGTCAATATTTATTCTGGTTGGACCATAGTTATAAACACTAACTGATTCTGTGAGGGTGTTGATATAAGATCCTCCGTCAGTATCATAAAAGAAAACAGACACTGTATAGATACCTGGTACGTTATATATATGAGTTGCAGTGAAGGCGTCATGACCGCTTAATGTGTGACCGTCACCAAAATCCCATCTCGCTGTAGAAATGGATAAATTTCCGCCTAATGCTTGTTGAATAGACTCAACTAGCCCAGTTCCCATAGTCGTGAGTGATGGAGCGAATGTAAATTTTGATATGCGAGTAAACCCGCCATTAGATGCCGATAGTGGATGTATTCCAGATAAAGGATAAATGTCCGTTCCAGACGTATTTACAGTAACCGTTACAGGAACTGGTACAGAAATAGGGCAATTCTGGCTTTCGTTTTGACTAGACATTAGTATTCAACTACACTCTTATTTGTTATAACGTTTTTTACTTTTATTTTATCTTTAAACGCTCGTTCATTTTCTATATACGGTATTTGAAATGGTTTTAATTTCCATCTCGTATCAATAAATTTTAAATCTTTCCCGTTATAAATAGGATTAAACAAACAAAAGGATAAACCCGGTACAGATGAATTTATATCGGTTCGGGTTGTTTTAAATTCAATCAATTCATTTATCTTTTCAATTTCATTATTTAAATACCGAACATCGACTGTCGCTCCTAGTTTTAATCCTTTTATATATGTTGTAATAATATTGAAGACTTTAGATTTTAATTCTTCTTCATTTATAAGAGTTCTAGAGCTTTTTACTAATTGTATTTCTGTTACATCCTTATATGCTACTCTCGCGGGCTCTCCACTAAATTTAATAGCTGCATCTAATTTTAAATATATAGGATCTATAAATGCGATTTCACTATTTAATAATTTATAATTTTCAATCTCTGTTTGAATTTTTTCCTTTAAAGCTGGGGACAAGTAATTAGATCTTGTTACAACAGATTTATTTTTTCTTAAGTTCGGAACTATAGTCAAATATATATTATTAGCGTCTGCGCTATCGGCATATTGATACTGATTAAATAATGCATTTGTTGAGGCGGTGTAATCTGTTAGCCCTAATTCATCATTTAAATATTTTAGATATCTATTCGTATAATCACTGTTATTATATACTGTTACGTCATAAATTAAATTTTTATAATTACGTTTAATAAATGACTTATAATCTGCTTTAGTAGTTAACTTATATTCTGAACTAAAAAATCTAGGAGAGTTTTGTTTTATTTCTTGCGTGGTCTCTTCTGCACCGAAATCCGTACTATCTTCAGTATTATTTAAAGTTATGTCGGTTGATTCATCTATAGTGATGTAATTTAATGATGTATCTTTTACATCAGCGAAAATTTGATCATATTGTGTCGTATTGTATACATTTATCGTACTATCTACAAATGCATTTTTTGTTACTTTTCCATCTACTCCAGACGACTTTAAATAATAAATTGCGATCTCATCTCCTATGTTTAATTTTTTACCGTTAATATTATTACCAAACTTTAATTCATATGTTTTATTTTCATTATATCTAATTTCAAAACCTCTTTTATTTGGCTCTAATAAATATATACTTGGTGTTCTTTTCCATTCAAACCATTTATCGTTTTCATTAGTTTCCTTTATAAATACAAACACATTAAAATGATCTATAATTGTATTTTTACCTGGTAATAAATTAACTGTTTCAAATTCTTCACCAATAGGAGTAATAACAGGGTATTCTTCTATTGCTCCTTCATATGCTAATTGATTTCCTGTTGCTGTTATTGTTTCAGTTAATGACGTAGTTTTCTCAAAAGTTAAATCATTAACAAACGTATATGTTTTTCCTTGATTAGAAGCAAATGTAAATTTAGGGACTGTATAATAACCTGCCGATAAGTCTGAAGTACCTTTAAGTTGAACTGGGAGGATACATGACTGCTTCCCTACTGGTTTATAGTCTATAAGTTTTACTATACGGTTTATATTTTCATATAACTCAGCATCATTAAAATTACTCTCTGAACTAGTTTGATTTAGATAGAAGAGTAACCCATGAGAAGCATAGGCAATAATGTCAATAAGGGCCGAGATGTTACTACCTTCAAAATTTTGATCAGTAAAATTTATTGTATTATCGTTGTTAATTCGCTCAATAATAAGGTCGCGTAGACTCTGTGCGTCGAAGCCTGTGTATGCATCTGTCGGTAGTTTAAAATCTGTAAAATTAGCCATAATTAGTATTGAAATCCTTTCGGTGTTAATGTACCTGTAATATTGTCCTTTTGATTATTTAATGAAGGTATTGTTATCGAAATATTTATTTTATATTCATTTTGATTAGGTCTAGCTATAATTTCTACATTATCGACCTTTGCACGTGATTCATGTAAAGGTAACTCTTCATAAATAGTATTACCTATAATATCTGCATTCTCTTTAGTTATGTTATCAAATAAATATTCTTCAAGATCTAAACCAAATGTAGGATTTAAGATTTTCTGACCTTTTTTCGTATTAAAAATATTACGAACTGAATTATGTATAGCGTGTATATCATAATCTAATTTTAAATCTTGGGCGTTTTTGTTAGTACCTGTAGGTTTTGTAGATAAACGACTATTTAACTCTAAGTCAAGTTTTAAGTCTGCGTACGAATAATGACGATAGCTATCCGTGTTTTTTTTATCCTTAAGTATGTCGAGCTTAATTGCCATGTATAATTATTTAATTTATAAGTGCTTAATACCATAAATAATTGAAATGAGTAAGTTCGATACATTATTTGAACAACAGGTGGCAAGGTTTATAAAATCAGGTCCTATTGCTGGTGATTATGTTAAATTTAAAGCAGGATGTGAATCTTCGGATTGGTATAAATCTCTTGATAAGTCGAGACAGAATTATATTCAAGAAATTAAAACGCTATCAGAGCAGGGTAAGCCTCTTATGCTTTCTACTATTAAGAAGGGATTATACGAGACTGATACTGTAGATTCTCAAGCTCAATTAGCGGATATCGTTGTAGAATATGCTCCTGGTTTTTATCATCAGAGCTTAACAATTCCGTTAGAGCTTCTTGAGTTTGCTGAAGCATGGGACGAGCATAGAGCTACAGTAACAGATCCTACTAATGATCAAAAGGACCCTACCAGCTTAAAACCTGAGGTTGCTGAGGATAAAGCAATCGACGGTCATCAAACTAAAGTTCCTGATGGGGACTATAAGTTAGGTACCGCGAATTACATGCCTTAAACATGTAAGTCTAGTATGCAAGAATAGAAGTTGATCTCTTGATCTATACACTGACTATTCTGATAAAAGTATTTGGAGACTGTAATTAGACAGTCTCTCTTTTTCTCTGCATCTATATCGATTACATACATATAATCAAATAACCGTTTAAATAATTCATCATAATCATTATTAAATAGGACTTCATGTTCAATTATATGTTTACGTATTATTGTATATTTTTTTTGGATGAGAAGATCATGCAATCCATCAAAAAAATCTTTTGAATTAAACACGTTATCATCTTTACCGTCAGATAAGAAATATTTTTGTAAGGCGTTAATACCTTTTCTAAAATCAGGATAACTACTATTAGTAATAGTAGTAAATTGCTCTTTATTAATTTTTACCTCTTCAGCTTTTACAATAGATATTAATTTAGTTAAGTACTCGTTTTTATCGTAGTTAATATCAAATATTTGACATCTACTTTGCAGAGCTGGAATAATTTTATGCTTGTAATTTGCGGTGAGAATAAATCTTGTTAACTCATGATATTCTTCTATCGAGTTGCGTAGCGCTTTTTGCGCATCAATAGATAATCCATCACATTCGTCAAGTATTATAACCTTAATTTGCCCAAAGAGACTCTTTGTCTGCGCGAAGTTTAAAACTTTTGTACGGATTGTATCTATACCGTTTTCATCCGATGCATTAATATAAAGATATTGACATTTAAGAATATCCTTTACGATGATCTTAGCTAGAGAGGTTTTACCTATACC